AACATCATCTCTCTGCGGATGTTATTGAGAGAATCATTACCACCCTTTACAAAGTGGTAGAGATTCTGCCACTCACGACGGAGAGAAGTCTTGCCTCGTCCATCCATATCTTGTCCTGTGGCAGACTCACCACCCCTAGCTTCCGCAGCAATGTTTTGTGAGAGAGTTCCAGAATATACTGATTGATCTTCCGCATCACCGTAAGGAACTTCGCCTGGAGGAAGAAGACTAATCACGGTCTCATCAAAATTGAAGATGAAGATACTCTTCAAAGAATCGTGCTCGTATTTTTTTAATACTTCAACTTTCTTTGCAGCAGAACGCTGTTTTGATGCAAGTTCAAGTACCTCATACACAAAAGGATTAGGGGGAAGATCAACAATTTTTGTAGGTGTTTTAGCCTTCGTTGTTGTTGTCTTCTTCTTCGTCGTAGTCATAATCGTTTTCAAATCGTACTGCTAAAATTTCATCGGGAAGAATATTCCCATTTTCATCGAACATCTCTGGGTGTGTAAAGACTGGTTGTGTTTGATAGAAATGCTCTTTTGCAAGCCATCCTACCACACCTCCAACAAAAAAGAACATAATGGAAACCAATGTTCCAATGGTGAGAGTTACTGCTAACATCCTTTTACTCCAGACTTATTTTTTTCTAATGTCCAAATAAAAGTTTAGATGAAATACAATCTCTCGTCGGAAAAGAGAGACCATTTTACCAAACTTTACTTGGAAAGTTTTGGGCTTCTCTGGTAACCTCCTCCTATTCCTTAGTAGCAATTCTACACCTCGATTAATGTTACGAGGTTCTGACTTATTTAGTTCCCTTTCTCCTTCGTCCAGGTTTTCTGTCATCACTATACCTCCGTGCATCATCTAAGAAACTTTCTAAGTAGTTTCTAATTTTTCTTGCCTGCGGTTTTGGAATATGTCCATAACCTTCTCGCAGTTGTTTGTGCTCATCATCAGATCCACCTTTAATATACTCATCAAGATCTAAAAGAAGACTACCAATTTCAGTTACAGTAGTACTGTCAATAAAAGCATCTATTTCAGACTTTTTAACTTTACTACTCTTCAAATAATCATAAAACTTTAAGTTTAATTGTCCTTGAAAAGCATTGTCAATTGCATGTTCAATCAAATCATAGATGTCGATGAGGTTTTGTTCCATTAGACTAATTTTTGTTCTCTTAGATACTTAACTGTTTCAGTACATCCACCAATAAGTTCACCGTCTTTAACAACTCTAGGGAAAGTAGAACCTTGGCCAAACTTTTCATAGAATTCTGTTCGGTCAAAGTCGCGTCCCAATTTGTTAACGACATACTTGAGTTCTGCTAGTTGGAGAACTTGTTCGACTTTGCTGCAATAAGGGCAGCCATCTCTTGTGTAAATTGTGTACATAGTTTTGAAATTTATTTAGGAGTTGAATGCTTTTAAGTCTGAAGGTTGCAGTTTTTGTTGAGTAGGAATCTTTTGTCCACCAACCGCAATAAACTGTTCATCAAACTCTTTTTCTGTTACATCTACCCATCCAATATATTTTTGATTGGGTGGCAGTTGATTGTTGGAAACATCAACAATATCTCCTGGAAGTGGATTAAATGTATAGTAATGTCCATCCCATCGTCTATTTCTTGAGTAGATAAGATTTACTGCATCTTTTTCTTGTCCACAATCAGCAATCTTTTCGCCTCTTGGATTAAAAACAGAATAGTAACCGTTCATTTCTTTTCGTATGGGTGACGAGGTTTGAATTCACCTTCAGGAAAAGGTTGCGATTTAGTCAAATCTCTACGACTTTGATTCTTGATTACAATAAATGCATCTTTATTGATCTTGCGAGTACCAATAGGAGATTGCCACTTTGCATTGTAGTTTTCACCAACATCAATACCAGACACTTGAGTTCCTGCCATTTCAACAGAAATCTCATCATCATCTTCCCACCCAAATGTTTCAATCAGAGAAGCAACTTGTTCAATTATAGTTGGTTTAGCCATAATCCTTTCTTCTGGTTCTAGATTCCCAAGCATAAAAAAAGAGGGTGATTAACCCTCTCATCATAACATAGATTTGAATTACAATCAACCTTGATAATCGTAAGCAGTCATACCGTGCTCGGATGCGTCAAGGCCGAGAATCTCTTCTTCCTCACCAACACGGAGTCCTTTATTAGTTGTAGCAAGAAGTTTCCAAGTCACATAACTCAGAGCAACAGCAGCGATACCATAAGCAATCACACCAATCAGTTGAACAAAGAACTGATTCAGCCCATGACCATAGAAGAAACCTGCTTCCTTAGAGAACAGACCCACAGCCAGAGTGCCCCAGATGCCACCAGCACCGTGAACAGAGAATGCACCAACGGGATCATCAATGCGAAGACGGTCAATCAGGTCGATGGAGTAAACAACGATAACACCACCAATGAATCCCATAATCCAAGCACCAACGGTGCCAACAGCATCACAACCAGCCGTTACAGAAACCAGACCAGCAAGAATACCGTTGATGGTCATAGAAAGGTCTGCCTTACCATTCTTGAGTTGACTGGTAATTGTTCCTGCAATACCACCACCAGCAGCACCCAGAGTCGTAGTAACTGCGATGAAAGGAACTGCCTGATCCATAGCAAGTTGTGAACCAGGGTTGAAGCCATACCAACCAATCCAGAGGATCAGAGCACCAAGAGTTGCTTGTGCCATGTTATGGCCAGGAATTGCGTTTGCACGTTCACCATCATACTTGGTAAGACGGGGGCCAAGGATAGCAGCACCAACAATACCTGCCCAGGCACCAACGGAGTGGACAACTGTAGAACCAGCAAAGTCTTGGAATCCCATTACATCAAGCCAACCACCATTCCACTTCCAGGAACCCAGAACTGGATAGATGACAGAAGTCAAGACAATAGAAAAGAGAACAAACTGACTGAACTTAATACGCTCAGCAACCAAACCAGAAACGATAGTGGCAGCAGTACCAGCAAATGCTGCTTGGAAAAGGAAGTCAATACTGGGAACCAGTGCTGCATCCTTAACCATCTCTGCAGTTACAGTTGGATCAAAGAACAGACCCTTGAAGTAGAACCAACCATCAATGATTGGGTTACCATACATCAGGGAGTATCCAACCAACCAGTAAGCAGAAACTGCCAGGGTGAATACAATCAGGTTTTTATAGAGAATATTAACAGTGTTCTTGTGGCGACACATACCTGCTTCCACCATAGCAAATCCTGCGTTCATGAACACAACCAGGATGGTGGCAACAAGGAGCCAAAGATTATTAGCAAGGAACTGAGGATTCAGTTCGGGAAGTTCGGCAGCATGAGCAGAAAGTTCAAATGTGCCTAGAAGAAACAGTGCCAGTGGTACTACAAAATACCACTGCTTGTTTCGGAGTCGAGTGAATTTTTTTAGCATGTATTTCAGTGTTTAAACAGTGAACTTAATGTTCGCTTAAGATTTTACCGTAAAAACCGTATAATGTCAAGACATAAAAAAAGACCCCCTTGTTGAGGGGGGTCGGAAAGGACAGTCAGGGCATCCTGCGCCACAACATCCACTAGAGAGCATTGCCCCTCGGAAGAACTTCCTCTGGGAATACAAAGTTCTCATGAGGCTGGTCAACTGGTGCCAACCAGGCACGGAGTCCTTCGTTGAGCAAGATATTTTTTGTATAAAATGTTTCAAACTCAGGATCCTCAGCCGCTCTAATCTCCTGACTTACGAAATCATAAGCACGAAGGTTAAGAGCAAGACCGATAATACCAATGGATGAGGTCCAAAGACCCATAACAGGAACAAAGAGCATAAAGAAATGAAGCCACCTCTTGTTACTAAAAGCGATGCCGAAGATCTGGGACCAAAATCTATTCGCCGTAACCATCGAATAAGTCTCTTCCTCTTGGGTAGAGTCGAATGCCTTGAAAGTGTTTGCTTGCTCACCATCTTCATACAAGGTATTCTCTACTGTAACACCATGAATTGCAGAAAGCAAGGCTCCTCCCAAGATACCTGCAACACCCATCATGTGGAAGGGGTTGAGTGTCCAGTTATGGAAACCTTGGAGGAACAAGAGGAAACGGAAGATCGCCGCGACGCCAAACGAGGGGGCAAAGAACCAACTAGATTGCCCGAGAGGGTAGATAAGGAAAACGCTGACAAAGACAGCAATCGGACCAGAGAACGCAATAGCATTGTACGGGCGGATACCTACAAGACGGGCAATCTCAAATTGCCTAAGCATGAAACCTATGAGAGCAAAGGCTCCGTGGAGCGCCACAAAATTCCAGAGTCCCCCAAGTTGGAGCCAACGCTGGAAATCTCCCTGAGACTCAGGACCCCAAAGTAGAAGAAGAGAATGACCCATAGCATCAGCAGGCGTTGACACAGCCGCTGTGAGAAAATTAGCACCTTCAAGGTAGGAAGACGCCAATCCGTGGGTATACCAGCTTGTAACAAACGTTGTGCCAGTAAGCCAGCCACCAATTGCCAGATAAGCAGTGGGAAAAAGAAGTAATCCAGACCAACCCACAAAGACAAAGCGGTCGCGTTTAAGCCAGTCATCCAGGACATCAAACCATCCTCTCTGTGAAATGGGCGGTGAAAGAGTTGAAGAAGCCATAACCTCCAATCGTATTTCTCATATTTAGTTTACATAAATTTACAAAATATGTCAATAGGAGATTATACTGAGAGAGCATTACAAAAACAAAAAATAATAATCTAAGAATTCCATGTTTTCCAAGGGTCGGAATTATGCACACAGGATTTTGGATGTGCCCAATCTTCTTCACGCACTTGTAATTCTAACTTTAGTTTTTCGTTTTCAACCTCAAGCACAAAGATTCTATCTTTGAGTTTTTCAATCTCTACCTTTAAATTCTTCATAGCATTTCCGAAAATAAACATCGACTTTTCTAAGATCATCTAAATGAATATCACAAATATAATTATGATCATCACACCATTCTAATGCCAGATAATGAAAGTCTTCATCTCCTGCAACCTTCTTAATCCCATAAGAACGAACAAATGAAGACATTATAAAATTCCAGCATTGTTGACTAGTGCGCTGTTCCATTTCCATCATAGTCGTCCGAGTCGTAGTAATTATTTTCACCTTTTCGTATCCCGAAATATATCGTGGCCAATACAAATGGTATTGCCACCCACTTGAGTGCTTCACCTAACATCGTGACCACCAAACATTGCTCTCATACCATTCAAGACTTTGTTTGCAAATCGTCCAAGTCTTCTGGACTCGAATCTTGAGTAGAGAGCAGAAGTAATAACAGGGGCTGGAACACCGAGATCCACAGCAGCGTGAACAGTCCAACGACCCTCACCACTGTCTGATACTCCACCATCGAATTTGCTAAGCTCTCTATCGCTCCGTAGAACATCAGCGGTAAGATCAAGTAACCAAGAACCAACCACGCTACCACGACGCCAAAGCTCAGCCACTTCAGCAACATTAATGTCGTAGCAATAGTCTTCTGGATTGTCCATTGGAGCAACTTCAGCATCACCTGCAGCAACGTATGCTGACCCAGCATTTGCTTCATGCAGGATATTAAATCCTTCTGCATATGCTTGCATGATTCCGTATTCGATTCCATTGTGAACCATCTTTACAAAGTGACCAGCACCAGGGCCCCCACAGTGCAGCCAACCTAATTCAGACTGCCTAACATAGTCATTAGGTTGTGTACGTTCGGCGGCAGAGATACCTGGTGAGAGGGCATTGAAAATTGGCGCACAAGAGGCGACTGCAGTATCTCCGCCCCCAACCATAAGACAGTATCCACGCTCCAGACCATAAACACCACCACTAGTACCACAGTCAATATACGCGATGCCAAGTTTAGATAACCGTTGTGCCCTGCGTCTAGAGTCTTTAAAATTGGAATTGCCATGATCAATAATAATGTCGCCTTCACGACAATATCGTAATAAGTCATTAATGGTATCCTCTACGGTTTCTGCTGGCACAACCATCATAAACACTCCTGGTTTTCTGTCAGAAATGTTTTTATGACTATGAATCATTTGAACAAGGCTTTCCAGAGAAGTGGTAACTCCACTGACATAACCTTTTTCATATTGTTCACAAGCTTTTTCATAGTTGTTTCTATAACCCCACACTTCGTGTCCGTGTTTGATAAGACGGCGAGACATACCCTCGCCCATCCTACCAAGCCCTATAATACCTACTTTCATTGACAACCTTTTAGAGTTTTGATTCTACTGATTTCCAGTCATTATCAAAAATTTCAAGACCTTTATCAGTTAAAATATGATTATACATCTGTTCAAAAACCTTTGGTGGCATTGTAACGATTTGTGCTCCATTATACCAAGACCTCAATGCTCTATGAACACTACGAATTGATGCAGAAAGAACCTGTGTCTTTACTCCATGAATCCGATACATATCAGCAATACCACGAACGACTTCAAGACCAGCAACTTGTTGATCATCAAGTCTTCCAACAAAAGGTGAAACATATGTTGCCCCTGCTTTAGCAGCAAGAACTGCTTGTGCCATGCTGAAGATAAGTGTGACATTAGTGCGAATACCTTTTTCAGAAAGGAATTTACAAACTTTCAGTCCATCTTTAGTCATAGGAAGTTTGATAGTAGCGATGTCGCCAAACTTTTCAGAAAGTCTAAGACCTTCTGCAGCCATTTGATCAGCATCGCCAACAACTTCCATGCTGAGGTCTTTAACACCAATGCTCTTAATATATTCGTAAACCTCTTCAGGATCTCTGCCTGATTTTTTAATCAAAGTTGGATTAGTTGTTACTCCATCAATCAATCCAGTATCAAAATAATCTTTAATTGCCCAGTGGTCGGCGGTGTCTAAAAAAATCTTCATCATTCAACGTGTACAGTACCAATCATACCCGCACCCTTATGAGGGGCGCACCAATATGTATAATCACCTGCTTCAGGGAAGGTGACATCGAACTCTTCACCAGGCATCATTGCTAATGCCTCATGAGAGATTTCAGGATGGTCTTCTACCACAACATTATGTGGGGGAAGCATATTATTCACAAAGTGAACAGACTCTCCTGCCGATATTGTAACCTCTGCTGGGTCAAAAATCAAGTCTCCATTTGAACCCATTTGAACATCCACTGCCCATGCTGGTGCAGCTAGAAAAAGTGTAGCGAGAAGTGCGAAAAAGAACTTCATATAAGTCATGCGACTACATTATCTATGGCAACTTATGTCCTATGTAACGAGGATTTGTCTTGACTTCCTCACTTATCATCTCACCAAAATCATCACAACATTGACACCATTGTTGCCTTGCAATTTTAGATTTTTGCATATCATTCATCTCATACTTCCAGTACCACCATTCATAATACAATTCCTTACATTCATCAGATTTTTTTTGAAGATGTGGTTCCTTATACATTAGGAACCTGCCCAGTAGATTACTACACTATTTATTTTTCCATTCCCACATACCTTTACATTCAATTCCCATTCTCATCATCTTTACAAGAGCCTCTTGTGCTGATTCCATTTGAAAGAATGTTGCTACTTTATCTTCACCATTAAGAACATACCCAACACAATAAAATCCATACTTCAGCGGGTCTAGAACTTTTGCCATAAGTTGCCATCGAACTTTTTTATTATAGCATAAAAAAAGGACCTCACTTGGAGGTCCCTTCTTTTTTCTTATTCTGTTTTTGTGGTCTGTATATTTGAGGCCAAGTATCACGGATGATCTCGGCCAGTTTGTATGGTGTATCGGAAGATATCAACCGATGCTAGGAGCGGTGAGTGCAACAGGAGTGGACTCAGCAGCTGCCAGGTCAAGTGGGAAGTTGTGAGCATTACGCTCATGCATGACTTCCATACCCAGACCAGCACGGTTCAGAACATCAGCCCAGGTGTTCAGGACTTTGCCCTGACTATCCATGATGGACTGGTTGAAGTTGAAACCGTTGAGGTTGAATGCCATGGTGCTAACACCAAGAGCAGTGAACCAGATACCGACAACAGGCCATGCTGCGAGGAAGAAGTGCAGCGAACGGGAGTTGTTGAAGGAAGCGTATTGGAAGATCAGGCGACCAAAGTAACCATGAGCAGCGACAATGTTGTAAGTCTCTTCTTCTTGACCAAACTTGTAACCATAGTTCTGGGACTCGTTTTCGGTGGTTTCACGAACCAGCGAAGAAGTAACCAGAGAGCCGTGCATTGCACTGAACAGAGAACCACCGAAGACACCTGCGACGCCCAGCATGTGGAAGGGGTGCATCAGGATGTTGTGCTCTGCTTGGAAGACAAGCATGTAGTTAAAGGTGCCACTGATACCCAGGGGCATTGCGTCAGAGAAAGAACCTTGACCGAAAGGATAGACCAGGAAGACTGCGGATGCTGCTGCAACAGGTGCAGAGTAAGCAACACAGATCCAAGGACGCATACCAAGACGGTATGAAAGTTCCCACTCACGACCCATGTAAGCATAGATGCCAATCAGGAAGTGGAAGACAACCAACTGGAAAGGACCACCGTTGTAAAGCCATTCATCCAGAGATGCAGCTTCCCAAATGGGGTAGAAGTGAAGACCAATTGCGTTTGAAGAAGGGACAACAGCACCAGAGATGATGTTGTTACCATACATGAGCGAACCAGCGACGGGTTCGCGGATGCCGTCGATGTCCACAGGGGGAGCACCGATAAAGGCAATGATGAAACAAGTAGTAGCAGCAAGCAGGCAAGGAATCATCAGGACTCCGAACCAACCAACATACAGACGGTTATCTGTGCTGGTGACCCACTGACAAAATTGTTCCCAAGTATTCGATTGTTTTTGTGAAAGAGTAGCGTTAGCCATTTGTTTGTACGAAAAGTAAGACCATCAGGGAAATGGTGGAGTTACTATTTCCTCTCACCCTTAAGAGAGGATATGAGAGACGTGATTTATACACCCTATAGGTCTCGGTTGAAGGGGTGTTCGACAACGGTTAAGAAATGTTTCATTTCTGCGTCGTTGATGTATTTATAATACTACGGTTTCCCGCCCCTGTCAAGACCCTCTACTTTTTTTCAGTTTGCTCCAGGTTGATTCTTGAACTCCCTTGCGTGTTCTTCTTCTCTTTCCTCTCTTAGTAGTGGGGATGATAGTTGCTGTTGGGTCTAACTTGTTCTGAAGTGCTGGTGGAACATCCTCCCATTTAATTATGTAATCAATTTTAATACCATACTTATCATCATTTGGATCCTTTCCGTTAAGTATTGCTCTTCTGTTTCCAATATCTACAAGTCTATCAGCAGTGTCTTGCAGTCTAGGTATGATACCCGCAGCACCAATATTGACATTTTTATTAAAGTTAAATGTATCTTTAATTCTTAAACCGCTAGAATTAATTTCATAGTTAAACTGGCCTAGTGATAGTCTTGTAGGAACTTGAACTAGTGCTGGCAAAATATCTCCACTATATGCTCTGTCTGGAACTACTCCAGGTGTGATTCCTTTTTCAAATGCAGTGTCAATCATATTCAAAACGTTATCATCAAAACTAGGACCAGGTGATGATGTGACAGGTGTCATATCTCCCTTAGCATATTTGATTGCTAAGTCTCCAGCAACTCCTAACCCACCAGTAAGAGCATTTACACCTGTTGGAAGAAGAGACATATCATTAATAAACTTTTCATCTTCAGGAGATATTGATACATCGGTATCTGTAAACTTAGGTGCAGGTTTCGTGGTATCAGTCACCCTTCCTTTCATAAACTCATCAGCATTAATCTCTTTAGTGAATTTTTCTGAGGAGTCAAGTTGTTTGTTCAGTTCATCACCAACTCGGAACTCTTTAACGCTTACTATCTTAGAGTTTTCTATGGTAACAGAACCATCAGGATTCACTACTTTATATGGGTTTCCCTCTGCATCAGGATGTTTTTTACCAACGGTTATTTTGGAATTATCAATCCAATTTAACTGACCACGACCTGGTGTAATTGGTTCAAGAAGAATAGAGGTTCCATCAGGTTTCACTAGTGCCCAGTTATTTGCTCGCATCTCCTCCCAACTTGTGCCAAGACTTCTTAGAGTATCTTTTATCTTCTGTAAGTTTTCATCTTGCTTATTCCTCTTCATAACTTCGTTACTTAGAGGTGGAGTATAACCTTGCATTGCTAACTGACTGTAGTCGGGTGTCGGTATTGGATCCCCAAAGACTTCTATGGCGTCTGGATATGTCTGTCCACCAAGTCCATTAGTTGTGAATTGAGGACCACCTTCGCCACCAAATTCAAACGTTTGTGATGCTGAGTTGGTTGGTCCATTACCAGCAATGGGAACCCAAAACTCTTTAAATGTTTTATCCTTTCCCTTCGCTGCTGCTTTGACCTTCTTATCGATATGTGGGTTGCCCGTTAGTGGCATTGCCTTAGCACTAATAGGGTCTAAACGATTAAATCTCTGCGCTACTTTTTTACCGTCCACCAAATCTGGATGATATCCGTTCACCATCTTAGGTGGTTCTTCTTCAGGGAATCCAAGTGGTGATGGTTTGCCGTCATAGTATCCAGGAATTTTATTCGCAATATCCTTTACTGATTTAAGTTTTTTCTTCTCTGTGAGAACTTCTCCATTTATCTCAAAACTTTCTTTTCTATTTTTATTTTCCTCTCTGTGTTTCTTTCTAAGACTTTGCCTCCTTTTGTTCGCTTTATCAAGTCTTGCTTTTGCCATATCTCTTTGAGCATCGGTAGCATCTGCTGGTAAATCATTTAATGCCCTTTGAGCATCTCTGAGTTCATTACCTGCTGCCTCTACATCTGCCTGCTGCTGAGGAGTGAGATCTTTTCCTTGCTGACCAATAGCAGGTCCACTACCTTGAGGAATAGTTCTTTGTCCAGGAGCAGCACCCCAATCAGTATCACCAACCATTTGCTGAACTTGAGGAACTGCATCCATAAGTGTTTTGACTAAAAATGCTCCACCGATAGCAATAGCTGCTTGTCCTGGAGGTGATGCCAAGAATGCTGCAGCAGCAGGAACACTAAGAACACCAGCATCTGCAAGTTGTGCTACCTCTGGACCAGAAGCACGCATTGCTTTTTCTAAAGATTTTACATCATCAGGAGTCATTTCACTATTACCAAGGAGTTCATCAGCAGCATTGAGATAATCTGCTGGTTCATTGGGACTGTAATCATTAATGTCAACGCCAGGAGTAGTACCCGCTTCCCCTGGAGGTGCTTGTGCAAATGGATCATATTCACCTGGAGGAACTGCACCAGTTCCAGGGAAGTTAACACCCAACATCTTTGCGACATATTCGTCACCAGCCTTCAACATTTTTCTGAGTTTCTTCAGTCTTTCTTGTGGAGAAAGATTTGAAAGGGTTGGAGAATCTCTAATGAATGCTGTTGCCTCTGGAGAATCAAGAGAAACCAAAACATTCATTGGTCTTCTTCTTCTAAAGGAAATATTACTTACTCCATAAAGTTTTGTTCCCTTATACAAGTTATAAACTGTTTGACCAATATGGATATAATCGGCATCGGTTACATCAGGTTCTATAGTTGCTCCACTTATAGGAGCAGCTGGCCATGTAATATACTCCAGTTCTGGATCTTCATCTGTTCCAACATTATTAAACCATCCATATCTTTGCAACATACTATTAAACCAAATAAACTCTCCAAGACCCCTGTAATCACTCTGACTATTTCTATTATCTCTTAAATAAAAACTAATCATACTTGCTGCTGCTGCAAAACCATCATCACTATCTGGAAATAGATTACTCATAGTTGTATGATTTAATCCACTTATTGGTATTGTCTGACTTCTAAAATGCCTTCCATGATAACCATGCCCATCACTTGTATCAGTATAAAAGATTAGAAATACATCAGAAGTTCTAAATTTTTCGGGTATAGTGATATTTACATTTCTAAATGAACTTGCAGAAGTTGGTATAACCTCAATAGCATCTGAGAAATCATCAGTAGTGCCAAAATATACCTTAAGACTCCTTGTCGGTAACATACCTCCATTGGAATTATTTCCAGCAATTGCTGTTATGTTTACAGTATCAACCGCAGAAAAATCAAAACTATTAGATGAAAATCCTGAGGAATAACTATCCTCACCACCAATATTAATAATTCCATCACTAGAAGAAAATCCTCCAGTAAATCCACTATCAGTTCCACTACTAAAAGACCCATCATCACTATCATCTGAATACGAACTTGCATCTAGAGATGTTACTACTAAGTCCGTATCACCTTGACCAGGAAGTGTTGCTGTGAACATTCCAGCAGAACTCATAGTAGGTCCTTCTTGGAGGTCATATCTCCAATTAGAAAATTCTGGGCTACAAAGATTTCTTAGATACTCTAACCTTTCTTCTTGCAATCTTTTGAGATTATTATTTTCCTCTAATTTTTGTTCGTGCAACTTTTTCACACGCTTCATATC